AACGGACCCGATGCGCCACATCTGCGCTGGGAAAAGCGGGCATGACGGATGATCTGGCGCGGGCGGGCTTTTATTTTGACGAAAAGGCTGCCCAGCGCGTGGTCGACTTCATCGAGGGCTTTTTGCGCCACTCCAAAGGCGTGTGGGCGGGCGAACGTTTCACGCTGCAGCCCTGGCAGGCGGCGATCATGCGCGAGCTGTTTGGATGGAAACGGGCTGACGGCACGCGCCGCTACCGCTCCGCCTACATCGAAATCCCCAGGAAGAACGGGAAGAGCGCCCTGTGCTCGGCAATTGCCCTGTATCTGCTGCTTGCGGACGGCGAGGCCGGGGCCGAGGTGTACTCGGCGGCGGCGGACCGCGACCAGGCGGGCATCGTCTACGAAGTGGCCAAGCAGATGGTGCAGGACAGCCCGGCGCTGTCGCGGCGCGTGCGCATTTTCAAGCGCAGCATGGTGGTGCAGAGCACGCACAGCAGCTACAAGGTGCTGTCGGCCGAGGCCTATTCAAAACACGGGCTGAATGCGTCGGGCGTGATCTTCGATGAGCTGCACGCCCAGCCGAACCGCGAGCTGTTTGACGTGCTGCAGACCAGCATGGGCGCCCGGGCGCAGCCGCTGCTGGTGATGATCACCACGGCCGGCTTTGACCGGAATAGTATCTGCTGGGAACAGCACGCACTGAGCACGGCCGTAATTGCCGACCCGATGGTGGCGCCGACGCACTTCGGCTACATCGCCGCCGCCGGCGAAAGTGACGACTGGACCAGCCCGGCGACGTGGGCCAAGGCCAATCCGGGGCTGGGCGTGACGCTGACCATGGACTACCTGGCCGAGCAGTGCAACCGGGCGCTGCAGACGCCCGGCTATCAGAACACCTTTCAGCGGCTGCACTTGAATTTGTGGACCCAGCAGGATGTGCGCTGGCTGGACATGCGGCTTTGGGACCTGTGCGCGGTGGCGCCGGTCGACTTGACCGGGCGCGTGTGCTATGGAGGGCTGGACCTTGCGAACACCCATGATCTGGCGGCGCTTGCGCTGGTCTTTCCGCCAATCGAAGAGGGCGAGCCGTGGCATGTGCGCGTGTGGCACTGGATACCCACGGCCGATATGCAGGCGCGCATTCGGCGCGACCGCGTGCCCTACGATGTATGGCAGCGCGAAGGGTGGATCGAGGCCACGCCCGGCGACGTGATCGACTTCGAGCGCATCATCGCGCGCATTGTCGAGCTGCGCGGGCTGTATGACATTGCGGAAATTGCCTTTGACCGCTGGGGCGCGCGGCAAATCCGCCAGCAGCTCGAGGACCAGGGCTTTGTGATGGTGGATTTCGGCCAGGGGTTTACCTCGATGTCGCGTCCGACTTCGGCGCTGGCGCGCATGGTGGCCAGCCGCGAGTTGGGCCACGACGGCAATCCCGTGCTCAGGTGGGCGGCCGACAATCTGGTGGTGCAACAGGACGCCGCCGGCAATGCCAAGCCGGCCAAAAACAAGAGCCGCGAGAAAATCGACGGGCTGGTGGCGGCGATTATGTCTTTGGACAGAGCCATCGTGAACCAGCAAGGGATGTCGCTCTATGACGAGGGGTTAATGGTGCTATAGGAGGCGGCATGAGTCGAAAATCGGTCCCAACGACGGAAGAGCTGTTTTGGTCCAGGGTGGAGACACAAGAGGGTTGCTGGGGGTGGACAGGCGCGACGCAACGCGGAGGGTATGGCTGCCTGGGTGTGGTTAAGGATGGGAAGCAAACGACGATCGGCGCCCATCGATTCAGTTACGAGCTGCATTTCGGCTCAATTCCAGACGGGCTTTTTGTTCTGCATTCTTGTGACAATCCAGCCTGCACCAATCCTGAGCATCTACGGGTTGGAACCAATGCCGAAAACATGGCAGATATGCGCAGCAAGGGCAGGGAACGCAGTTTTGTCGGCGAGCAAAATCCGTCTGCAAAATTGACGCCCGCAAAAGTGCAGGAGATTCGGGAGAGATATGCACGCGGGCAAAGCGGCGAGGAAATTGCCGCCGCGTACGGGGTTGACTATTCGCTCATTCGCATGGTTGTTACCGGCAAGATTTGGGCGCATGTGCCCGGCGCCGATCCATCCGCGCCGCGCCACGACAGAAAAGGCGAAGAACATCACAATTCAAAACTGACGAAAGAGGATGTGCGGGCGATTCGGGCGAAAAGCGCTGCGGGAATGTCTGCCGGTCAAATTGCACGGCTTTATGGCGTCAATCGAACCGCGATTGGTCGCATCCTGAATGGTATAACCTGGGCGCATGTTGAATGACCGGCCACCGGCGCATGGTGGAGGTGCGCAGCGAGGACGGCAAGCTGTTGTGCCGGCTGACCAGCGACGGGCGCACGCTGGAGATTGTGCGGCGCGGCGTGCGCTATCATGTGGCGCTGGCGGCCGTGGGCGTGGAAGAGGTGCTGTTTGTCTCGGCGCTGGTGGAACGGCCGGAGATGAATCTGGATGTAATGAGCGATTTCAATGCCTATGACGGCGAAGAGCCGCCAAACGGTTGACAGAAACGCACAATAAGCGCACAATATCGCACAGAGCGCCGCGAGCGCCACCATGCCCAATCGGGCGTGGTGGCGCTTTTTCTTTTATCCCAGGACAACTTATGGGCTTTGTGGAATGGCTGACCGGCAAGCCGGCGCCGACCGTTGACACACGCGGAGCCGAGCCATTCTATGACGCCGTGGCGGCCTTTGACGCCGGCGGTGTCGGCTGGGCGCCGTGGGTGTCGGAGGAATCGGCGCTGCGCGTGTCGGCCGTGCTGGCTTGCGTGCGGCTGCTGAGCGGCACGCTGGCGGGGATGCCGCTGCACGTCTACCGGCGCATCGAGGCCGGCAAGGAACGCGACTTCGCCACGCCGCTGGCGCAGGTGCTGAGCGTGCCGAATTCCTGGCAGACCGGCTACAAGTGGCGCGAGACGATCTGGATGTGGACGCTGCTCTATGGCAACGGCTGCAGCCGCATCATTCGCGACCGCAGCGGCGACCCCGTGGCGCTGGTGCCGCTCGATCCCAACAATCTTGAATTTGTCGACGCCGCCGACGGCGGGCTGGGCTACAAGGTGAACACCGGCGCCCAGCATGTGACCTACGGCGCCTATGAAGTGCTGCACCTGCGCGGGCTGTCCGGCGACGGGCGCATTGGCTACGGCGTGATCGAAAACCTGATGCGCGAAAATCTGGCGCTGGCGCTTTCCTTGCAGGGCAGCGCCGGGAGCTTCTACGCAAATTCTTCGCGGCCGGACGGCGTGCTGAATATCGCCCACCGGCTGACGCCCGAAAGCCGCACAACCTTGCGTGAGGAATGGCAGCATCTGCACGGCGGCCAGCGCAACAGCGGCCGCGTGGCGGTGCTGGAGGGCGCCGACAAGTACACGCCGATCAGCGTGCCGCCTGACCAGGCGCAATTTCTAGAATCCAGACAATACAGCGTGCAGGAGATTGCCCGCGCCTTTGGCGTGCCGCCGCACCTGATCGGGGACCCGGGGGCGCAAAGCTACGCCAGCGCCGAGCAGAACAATCTGGAATTCGTGCAGTACACCTTGCTGCCCTGGGCGCGCAACTTTGAGGATGAAATCTGGCGCACGCTGCTGCTGCCCAGCGAACGGGCGCGCTACTTTGCCGAGCACAGGATGCAGGGGCTGCTGCGCGGCGACACCAAAAGCCGCATGGAGAGCTACGCAATCGGCGTGCAAAACGGCTGGATGAATCGCAACGAGGTGCGCGCCCTGGAGAACTTCAACGAGGTCGACGGTCTGGACGAATTCCTGGCGCCGCTGAACATGACCACGGCGCCGGCATTGTCGGCCGAGGCCGAGGCGAAAATCGAGAATCCCGGTGCAGCGCCAGCGGCAATCCCACCGGCGCCTACACCAGCAGCGCGGGCGATTGGGCGCGTGTGGGGGGGGGCCGAATTGCCGGCGTTGCTGGTGCGGGCGACGGTGCCCGATCTGGACAGCGACTTTGAGGCGCCGCCGGAGGATGACGACGGGCCGGATGATGACGTGCTGACGGCCGCCCAGCATGCCGTGCGCAGAGATCGCCAGGAGCTGATCGCCACCATGCGCACGCTGTGGACCGACGCCGCCGCGCGCCTGGTCAAGCGCGAGGCCGCCGATCTGCAGCGCAAGCTGGCAAACGTGGGCACGGACCGGGCGGCGTTTGAGGCCTGGCTGGTCGAATTCTACCGCGAGCTGCAGCCGAAAATCCCGGCCTATTTTGCGCCGGTGTTGACCGCAAGCGTGCGCGCCGCCGCCAATTCGGTCAAGGGCGAAGTGGGCGTGCCCGTGCCGCGCTCCTTTGCCGACTTTACGGCGGCATTCCTGGCGAATTTGAGCGCCGCCTGGGTGCTGGCCAGCGAAGGGCAGATTGCGGCGCTGCTGGGCGAGAACGAAGGCGCGGCGGGGCTGGAGGCGGTCGAGGGGCGCGTGGGCGAATGGGAAGAGAAACGCGCCGCCAAGGAGGGCATGCGCCAGTCGGTGGACAGCATCAACGCCGCCAGCATCGCCAGTTATGCGCTGGTGGGCGTGGCGGCCACGGTGTGGGCGGCCAGGGGCAAGTCGTGCCCATTTTGCCGCAGGATGCACGGGCGGCGCACGGCCGTGGGCGGCGCCTTTATCGAGGATGGCGTGATTGTCGACGCCGACGGCAACCAGCTGCGCATCCACGGCAAAAAGACACACCCCGGCTTGCATCAAGGGTGCGACTGCGTTTGCGTCGCGGCATAGGAGAAACCAGCATGGAACGCTATCCAATCGTGATGCAGATCGAGGTGCGCGGCGAGAGCAATGCGCCCGTGATCGAGGGCTACGCGGCGGTATTCAATTCGCTGTCTGAGGACCTGGGCGGCTTTCGCGAACAGATCGCGCCCGGCGCCTTCAAGCAATCATTATCTGGCGACATTCGCGCCCTGTGGAACCACGACCATTCGCAGGTGCTGGGGCGCACCAAGGCCGGCACGCTGCAGCTTGAAGAGGACGGCACAGGCTTGCGCGTGCGCATTACGCCGCCGGCGAGCGCCGCGGGGCATGTGGAGAGCATGCGCCGCGGCGACGTCGACCAAATGAGCTTTGGCTTTACGGTCGACAAGGACGCATGGGCCAAGACCGAAAGCGGCCCGGTGCGCACGCTGCTGGCGGTAAGCTTGCGCGAGGTGTCGGTGGTGCCCTTCCCGGCCTATGCCAACACGACGGCCAGCGTGCGGTCCGAATGGGGCGAATTGCCCGAAATACCCGAATTGTACCGGCGGGCGCCGGTCAAGATACAGCCGCAAGCGGACCGGCGGGCGCCGGCTGCCCAGGGCAGACCAATTGCACACCGAGGGGGAACCAATACCATGATTGCAGACAAGCTGGCGCCCGTGGACATGCGCCGCAAGGCCGACTCCTACCTGCAGCGCATCGAGCAGCTGGACCAGATCGTAAACAATGAAAAACGCATCATGACCGAGGACGAGCGCGGCGAATACGACAATGCCCTGGCCGAACACCAGCGGCTGCTGGAATCGGCCGCGCGCGCCGAAACGATCCAGCAACTGCTGGGCCATGAGGAACCGGAACTGGATTCCGGACTTGCGGCGGCGACCGAGTATGCCGGGCGCAATCTGAATCTGCGCCGCGACCCGCGCTTTCAGGAAGAGCGGGCCATGGGCGCCTACATCCGCACCGGCGACCAGAAGCCGCTGCTGGACTACCGCGCATCCAATCCCGTGGACATGAAGCTGAGCACGCCCGCCAGCGCCGGCTATGCCGTGCCCGTGGGCCACTACAACCGCATCATTGCCAAGCGCGACGAGCAGAACATCGCCGACAAGCTGGGCGTGCGCACGATTGCCGGCAAGGGCACGACGGTCAATGTGATCACCGAGGGCGCCGACGTGGAGCCTTTCAAGCTGACGCCGGAGCTGGGGCCGAAGGACAAGGACGCCCCGATCCTGGGCCTGGTGGCGATGACGCTTGCGACCTACAGCAAGTACATCGACATTACCGAAGAGCTGCTGGCCGACGAGGATTCCAATCTGATGGCGTGGATCGAGGACTGGATCGGCCGCGCCATGGCGCGCACGCACAACCAGCTGGTGGTGGCGGCGGCCGAGGCGGGCGCCACGAATGTGCCGCTGGCGGCGGGCGCACTGACGCAGGCCGATATTCAGGCCATGTGGAGCGCGCTGCCCGACGAGTACGGCGACAATGCCAAATGGCTGATGCGCCGCGCCAGTCTCAACACGATCCAGACGATCCAGGGGCAGCCCTTTGTCTATCTGGACTCACCCCAGGGCAGCCGCAACGAACTGATGGGCGCGCCCGTGGTGACCACCGGCGCCGCCGATGCCGTGGGCACGACCAACAACCCGATCTTTCTGGGCGACTGGTATTTCATGGGGAAGAGAGAAAATCCGGCGTTTAACTTCCTGCGCAACCCGTACATTCGCGACATTGAGGACGTGGTGCGGCTGCGCTACTTTTTCCGTGTCGTCTACAAGGTGCTGCAGCCGGAGGCGATCCTCAAGGGCACCAAGGCATAACCTTACCAATTCCCGCGCGGCGGGTGGCAGGTACCCAGCAGCCGCCGCGCATTTTCTGGGTACATTTGAGCAAAGGAGCTGGAAATGGCAGCGTACAGGGCAATTCGAGGCGGGCCGGTGATCATCGCCGGAATGTCACGCGAGGTCAAGGAGGGCGAGATTTTCGATGACCTGAATCCGGGCGACATCGAGCTGCTGACGGCGCACGGCTGGATTGAAGAGGCGCGCGGCGAGAAATCCAAGCCGGAGAGCGCCGAGGCCAAGCGCCGGGCCGACGAAACGCGCGTGACCGACAAGGACGACGACGACGACGACAAGACCATGACCACCAAGAGCGTGCAGGGCCGGAAAGGGTAGCCATGTTTCGAGCATTGCAGACGATTGAACTTGCGGTGGACGGTCGCGACCTGTCACTGGTGGAGGGCGAACCCGTGGAGCTGACCGAAATCGAGGGCACGGCGCTGGCCTCCGGCGGCTATGTGGAGCGCGTGGAAGAGCACGCGCAAACCGAATTGCCGTGGGAGCAAGAGGACCCGCGCACAATCGATTCCGGCGATTCGGGCGTACAGAGGCCCGCACAGGGATGATCCGGCGCATTGTGCTGGTATTGGCGTTTGCGTGCGCTGTGGGCTGGAATTCCCAGCCTGCAGCGGCGCAGACGCCCTTCCCGGAACGCGTGGCGGCGCGCTGTGCGGGCGAGGCGCGCTTTGCGCTGCAGGAATGCGCCTGCGTGGTGCGCAACCGGCTGGCGGGCGGCTTTACGGAAAACACGGTCTTGCGGCCCTTCTTTGCGCCCGACCAGCCCGTGACGGCCGACGAGGTGGCGCAGGTCGAACGCGTGCTGAATGGCTATTGGCCGTGTGATCCAAGAATCTGGTATATGTTTTCGGTGTCGGATTGCCGGCGGCTGGGGCTGCCCGAGGCGGAGGCCGTGCAGGTGGTTAATGGCCCAGGTCGTTGGCGAGTGCTCTTTTATGATCACGGGGCGCTGGATGATTGAGCTGCAGATCGAGGTCGAACCAATTGACCAGGGCGTGACGCTTGCCGAGGCCAAGCAGCATCTGCGCGTGGAATTTTCCGACGATGATTTGCTCATCCAGTCTTTAATCATCGCGGCGCGCCAGCAGATTGAGGAATCGCTTGTCTGGCGCTCCTTTACGCCGCGCACCTACCGCGCCACCTTCGATACCTGGAATGGCAGTGAAGTGTGGCTGCCGATGCCGCCGGTGTCGGCGGTGCTGGTGGTGTCGGTGGTCGATGACGGCGTGCCGGCCGTGGTGGTCGACCCCGGCGGCTATGTGCTGGATTCCAATTTGGGGCGCGTGCGCTTTTACGGCGACGGCGTGAATGCCGGCGGGGCGGCCGGGCGGCTGCAGATCGACTATGCCGCCGGCTATGATGCGGCGCCGGGCTGGGCCAAGGCCGCGATCCTGCTGCAGGTGGGCAATCTCTACGAAAACCGCGAGGCCGTGGTGGTGGGCGCCGGCGTGTCGGCAATCCAGATACCGCAGGCGCTGGAGGCGCTGACGCTGCCCTGGCGGGCGTACCCGCTGGAGCAGATGCCCAGGAGGGTGCGATGAGGGCCGGCCGCCTCAACAAGCGCGTGCAGTTTCAGCGGCGCACGCTGACACAGGATGTGAGCGGCGCCACGGTGTCCGCGTATGCGCCCTTTGCGACGGTGTGGGCGTCGGTGCGCACGCCCGGCGGCTTTGAGCGGCTGGCGGGCGAGGTCGAATCGGTGCGCACGATTTTGACGCACCAGGTGCAGGTGCGGGCGGGCAGCGTGACGCCCAAAACGTCGGACCGGATTGTGTGGGGCGGGCGCGTGCTGGAGATTTTGAGCGTGGCCGACCCGGACAACCACGGCGCCGGCTATTTGCTGAACTGCACGGAAATTGTGGACTCCTGATATGGCACGCAAGCAGCGCACAAAAAATATCAGCCTGGCGTGGTTTGGCGATGAGATCGCCGCCACGATCAAGCAATACGAAGAGCCGGGGCTGTGGGCCATGGGCGAAGTGATCCTGGAGGACGCCACCGGGCGGGCGCCGCGCGCGTCGGGGCGGCTGCGCGCCAGCGGCTTTTTGCTCTCCACGAAGCGCACGACGCATACCAGGCAGAAGGGCGACCGGCGGCGCATGCCGCCCGCCAAGGCCGGCACGGTGCTGGTGGGCTTTGCCAGCTGGTATGCAAACCTGTTTGAGGATTCGGGCGTCAAGCGCCACGCCATTCCCTATGTGGGCCGGTCGGGCCGGGCGCGCAAGCGCAAGGCGCTGCAGATCGAGGGGCTGGGCTTTCGCAGCGCCGTGATGCACCCGGGCATGAAGCGGCGGCCGTTTCTGGCGCCGGCGGTGGACGCAACCAAGGATGAAGGGGCCGAGGCCTTTGCAAAGCTGGTGCGCGGCAAGCTGGAGCGCGAGCAATGAATCGCATCGAGGCGGCCATTTTTGAACGCATGAAAGCATTGGTGGCGGCGCCGGTGTATCTGCGCGAGGCGCCGCAGGAAGAGGACGACGCCTGTGTGGTCTTTGGACTGAGTCTGAGCAGCGACAACGAGGGCACGGCGCCCGTCTGGGCGGGCACGATTGCCGCCAGCTGCTATTCAAGCGTGTACGCCGACGCCGGGGCGCTGGCGGCGCTGCTGGCGGCGGGCATGGAGGGCTGGCGCTACGGCGCCGCCGGATTAAGAATCGGGCCATGCGTGCGCGTGGCCAGCGATGCCAGTTACGAATCGGACTGGCAGCTGTACAGGTCGACGCTCAACTGGGCGGCGCAAATTGTGGAATGGGGGACATGAAATGGCTGCAAGCGATGTGCTGGTATCACCAGCGACAGTCTGGTATGCGCCGGTGGGCACAGCGCTGCCAAGTGCGTCCACCGTGCTGGCCGGGCAGGCCTGGCCGGCGGCGTGGACAAATCTCGGCTACACCCTGGAGCCGACCAATCTGAACATGAATGTAACGCCCTTTGACCTGTATGTGCAGCAGCTGACGGTGCCGCTGCGCACGCTGCGCACCGAGGTGGAGGTGATGCTGGAGACCGTGATGGCCGAATTTACGGCCAACACGCTCAAGCTGGCCACCGACGGCACGGTGGTCACCACGGCGGCCGGGGCGGGGGCGGCCGGGCGCGACGAGATCACGGTGCTGGCCAGCAAGGTGGACGTCAGCCTGTTTGCCTTTGGCATCGAGGGCATCCGCGTGCTGGACAACAATGCGCGCGTGCCGGTGCGCATCTTCATTCCGCGCGGTTCGGCCGTGATGAACGGGCCGATCACATTCGCAAAGGGCGAGGGTATCGGCATACCGCTGCAATTCAAGGCCTTTGCCGACAACACCGGCGTGGCCCTGATCATCCACAACGTGACGGCGCTGGCGATCTGATGATCGCAATCGGCGGCGTGCCAATCGAGGTGCTGGGCGGCACGCTCAAGCGGCGTGTGGAATGGCGCCGCGCAATGGAGGCCACGCTGGCGCCGGTCACGCGCAGCACCGGCGAACCGGGCGCCGAGCACTTCGGCGAGTATGTGCGGCTGGCGGCGCGCAGCCTGTCGCCGAATGCCAAGCTGGACCTGATCCTGGCTTGGCAGCCGGCGCTGGGCGAACAGCTGGACACGCTGCTGGAGCAGGGCACGGACGAAGAGCTGGAGGCGGCGTTTGCGGCGCTGATTGCCGCCGCCTACCCTTTGGCCGCAGCGGCGCCACGTGGGGCGCCGATGAATGGGGCAGCGCCGCACTCGGCGCCGTCGAAAGTGACGAGTTAGGGCTGGCGCACGGCTGGCCGGAATGGCTGGACGGCGCCGGCCGGGTGCAGCTGACGGCGGCCTGGGTGCGCAGAAAACAATTTGAGGCGCGCCTGATTGCAAGTGAAGTGGCGCGCCTCTTCGCGCCAGCACAACCAGTCAAAAGCCGCGCGGATGTATGGGCCGATCTGTTGAGTGTAGCCAGGGTGGAAGATGGCGATTAAGCTGGGCGATGCGCTTTTATATCTGGACGCTGACGACAAGGACCTGAAAAAGGGGCTGGAGAGCGCCGAGCGCCAAAGCAAGGGCTGGGGCGCCACCATGACCGGGCTATTTCAGGGCTTTGGCATGGGCATTTTTTCGGCCGTGGGCGGGGCGATCCAGGGCGCATTCAGCCAGATCGGCGAGAGTATCGGCCTGGCGTCGGACCTGGCCGAAACCACCAGCAAAGTGAACACCCTGTTTGGCGACAGCGCCGACGAAATTGTGGCCTGGGGGCAGGCGGCGGCGGGCAGCCTGGGCATGACCACAGAGGCGGCGCTGGGCGCCGTGGGCACGCTGGGCAATATGTTTATGCAGATGGGGCAATCGAGCGAACAGGCCGCCGCCATGAGCCAGAGTCTGGTGCAGCTGGCCACCGACCTGGGCAGTTTTCACAATGCCGACCCGACCGAAATTCTCGACAGCATGAACGCCGCCTTTCGCGGCGAGTATGACAGTCTGCAAAAGTATGTGCCCATGATCAACGCCGCCGCCGTGGAGCAGCGGGCGCTGGCCGACACCGGCAAGGCCGCCGCGGCGGAGCTGACGGCGCTGGAAAAACAGGCGGCGATCTATGCGCTGACGATTGAGGGGGCCGGCGCCGCGACGGGCGACTTTGCCCGCACCAGCGACGGCTGGGCGAACACCATGAAAACGCTGAATGCTTACTGGGCCGAATTCAAGACGCTGCTGGGCGAAACGCTGCTGCCGATCCTGACGCCGCTGGTCGACAAGTTGAAGGACATGGCGGCCGTGGCGCTGCCGGCGATTGCCGACTACATCCGCGGCCATGTGATCCCGGCGATCGAGGAATGGGCGGCCAGCTTTGATTCGTGGTGGGCGGAGCACGGGCAGCCCTTCCTGGATGAAATCCAATACATGTGGGAGCAGATTGTGGAGGCGGCCACGCTGGCCATGGGCGACACCGAAACCGAATTTGGTCTGAATCTGGAGAGCATGGAGGCGCTGGCGCAGGTGCTCGGCCGGGAGATCGGCACACAGCTGGGCGAAAGTATCGGCGGCGCCTTTGCCGAGTGGGTGAGTGGCGCCTGGGGCGCCTATTGGGAGGGCTATCGCCAGCGCATGCAGGCCGATATCGACAATTTCAAGGCCACGCTGGGCGGGCTGTTTGGCTTTGGCGGCGGCGTGCCTACGCCGCAGATGGCGCCGCAATCGGCGGCGCCGGGCGTGCGCGCGCAGAGCATGCCGCAGGCCGTAAGCATTGCCGTGAATGTCGACGCCAGCAATCGCAGCGTGGCCGACGCCGCACGCGACGGCACGCTGGACGCACTGCGCGCCGCGGGGATGAGGTAAGCGATGGCCTGGGTATGCTGGAGCTTTAACGGCGTGATGCTGCCACGCTACAACGCCGTGGTGGATTTGAGCACGCCGACCGTGCAGGGCAGCGTGGTGGCCAGTCTGGGCGGGCTGTACGACACGCTGGGCGCCGCCGACCGGACCATGACGGCGGTGCACCAGTGGGAGATCAGCGGCGTGCTGGCAGGGGCGGGCTTTGGTGATGTGTTTGAGCCTGGCATTTGGGCCACCGAGGACGGCCGGCCGGTGGTGACGGCCGCCAGCCAGGGCAGCCGCCCGATCCTCTTCATTGATACGGGCGCCCAGGCGGAGGCCGAATTCAACCAGCTGAAAGGCCAGGTCGGCAAGCGCGGCGACATGGTGCTGCGCGACCCGGTGACGCTGGTCTACAAGTATCGCCAGGCGCGGCTGCTGCGCGTGCGGCGTGTGCAGGAACAAAAGCACGGCACGGGGATGATTGAGTGCTCGTGTTTGTTTGAGTCGCTGGCGCCGGACTGGACGTAATGGCGACGCTCGAGCTGACCAACAGCGCCGGCACGGTCACCGGCACAATCGACTTCCCGCTGGAAGTAACCTGCACCGACCGCGCCAGTGCGGTCGGCGAAATGGTATTCACGGTGTACGTGGGCAGCCCTGGCGCCGCCAGTATTGCACCGGGCGGCTATGTGCGCTGGACCGATGGCGCGTACCAATTTTGGGGCGTGGTCGAAACCGTCACGCGCAACGAGCAGCCCGACGGCACGGCCGTGCTGGCCGTAACCTGCAGCGACATTGCCCGCGAGCTGGTGTGGCGCACGGCCGCCGGGCTGGAGCTGGCCGAAACGCTGGTGCCGCTGGAGATTACGGTGCAGGTGGCGCTCAACCGCGTGGCCGCCATGGCGCCGGGCTGGACCATGACGGCCGGGGCCGACCTGGCGGGCGTGACGGTCTATCTGGCGGCCGACGGCGCCAGCGTGTGGACGCTTTTAGTATCGCTGGCCGACAAGCTGGGCGTGTTTGTGGTGCGCGGCGCGGGCCGCACGCTGACACTCACCGGGATATTTACGGCCAGCGGGGTGACGGCGCGCAGCGTGTCGGGCGACAAGCCGGCGAATGTGGCGGCGCTGGTCAGTCTGGCAAACGATTTGAGCGGGCGCGAGCTGGTGACGCAAGTGGTGCCCTTTGCCGCCGGCAATGCCTACGTGCGGCTAAGTTTGGACCAGGCCACGGCGGCGCCGCCGGCGGGCTTTGCCTATGTCACGGTGTCGTTTGTGACCGGCGAGGGCGCCCAATCCTGGAAGGGGCTGGTCAACAGCGCCGCGGCGGCAACGTGGGGCGTGCGGCAGCGTGTCGTGCAGTTTCCCGAAATATCGCCGCTGTCCAATTCAAAGCCGGACATTGTGGCGGCGGCGAATGCGCTGCAAAAGGCCGCCGTGGCCTGGCTGCGCGACCACGCCGACGCCCAGCGCGTGCTGCGGCTGGTCATGGATGACGCCGACACGCTGGTGGGGCCGCTGCAGACCGTGGTGGTGCAGCACGGCGATCTGAATGCCGCCTACCGCGTGCTGGAGGCGGCGCACGTCTGGAAAGCCAACAGCGCCGTACAGTCGAGTCTGGCGCTGGTCGACGCCGGGCAGCTGCCCGCCACCGGCAACGATGCGATTGTGACCAGCATCGAGCAGGCGCGGGCCTACCGGGCGCATGCGCAGCTGGCGCCGAATGTCTACCAGCTGGCATTCAACAAGCCGGTGGATGCGCAGTATGGCGCCGATTTTCGCTTTCGTTTTGACACGGCGCTGACGCAGTTATTGTTCGTGGCGCTGGACGTGCAGCTCTTGCCGCTGCAGAGCACGGTGCGGGCAATCGGCGCCGAGGGCGTCAAGACAAGCACGCACACCCAGGGCAACCACGGCCACACCACGACGCTGGCGGCGCATACGCACACCGTGCCCAGCCACACGCACGATATAGTCTTTGCCGGCCATGCGCACACGGGGCCGAGCCATTCGCATGGTTATACCACGCTGGCGCATGTGCACCAGGTGAAATATACGGTGGTGTCGGGCGCCGACCTGGGCAGCGTGCGGCTGACCACGCCGCCGGCGGCGGCCGAGCTGCGCGTGTATGCGGGCAGCGGCGCCGGCACGATCCTGAATGTGCCCACCGAATCGACCGGCGGCGGGCTGACGGAAACCGGGCTGGGCGGCACGGGCAGCACGGGCCAGGGGCTGATCGGCACATTTCCAACCCAGCCGCAGGGCGTGACGGCCACCAGCAGCGACGGGCCGAGCGGCGCTATCGCCAGCAACCAGGCGGGCGGCTTTGCGCACGAGCACACGGTCGACGTGGCCGTGAGTATGGAATATGGCATCTATCGCGAAAGCGCCGCCAACACCTTCGCCCTGGCCGATCTGGAATACCAGGTCAACGGCGGCGCCTGGGCGGCGCTGACCGGCGCCGCGGCGCTGGGCGACGGCTGGCACCGGCTGGAGATGACGGCGCTACTGTGCGACACGGTGACCTTTACGCCCAACCAATTGAGCAACCGCGTGAGCATCCGCTCGCTGGTGGCGGCGGCCAGCACTGAGACATTTGCTGTGGGCACGGTGGGCAGCGGTGCGCTGTCGCTCTGGAATGACGCCGGCACCTACACGCAGGGCATGGGCGGCACGGCCGTGCAGGCGCTGGCGCTCTCGCCGAATGGCTGGCTGTACCGGCTGCACAAGCTGGCGGGCGAAATCGAAATCTGGCAGCCAAACGCCGCCGGTGCGCTGGTTGTCTACAGTACCTGGGCGGTGGCGCCCAATACCTACAATGCGCTGGCGGTGGATGCGCGCAAGGGCACGAAGTGGTGGGCGGGCACGGGCGGGCTGGTCCAGAATGACCAGCAGTGGAGCAAGGCAATCGCCGGGGGGCCGACGCTGACGGCGATTGCGGCGCACGGCGGCAATGTCTACGTCACCGGCGCGACCAGTATCTGGCGCATCAACACAAACGACATGACGTGGCCGGTGACGGCGGCGGCGGCGGGCACGTCGGCCGGGCTGGGGCTGGCGGCGCTAAGTGACGGGCGCATTGTGCAGCCGTCGAGCAGCGCGGCGGCCTTTCAGCTGAAGGTGTGGGCGGCGGACCTGACCAGCAGCGTGCTGCACACGCGTTCCGACGCCGGCAACGCCTGGACGCCGCTGAGTATCGCCAGCGGCGCCAATCTGGTGCATGTGGGCTGCAGTGACGGGCGCGTGCGCACCTATGCGCTGGAGGGTGTGACGGCCACGCTGGTCTGGACCAGCACGGGCACGCCGGGCGTGACCGGCTACCCGGCCAGCACGTCGCTGCTGGGCGTGCGCGCGGTGCTCTCCTCCAAGGCCGCCAGCATCGACGCCCAGCTGACCGTGCGCAGCGTGGTGCAGGCAATTGTGATGCAGTGATGGTGAATTGAAGGGGGAATTATGAGCGGTGTTCCGATTACAGTCAATGCCTTGCCGGCGGTGAACCCGACCGGGCCGGACAGCATTCCGGTGTGGGATTTTGAAAGCGGGCTGCAGGGGCGCGTGACGTTTGCGAACCTGATCGCCTTTCTGGATGACACCTTTCCGATTCTGGCGGGCGCGAATACCTTTTTGGGTATCCAGACCTTTGACAGCACGATTGTGGGCTATGTGATCGCCCTGAATCCGCGCGCCGCCGGCGCCGGCCAGCGCGGCTCCAATATCCTGCTGGGCATCAACACCACCGACGGGGCGCCCGGCACGCTGGTGTACCAAACATCGTCCGGGTCCGGCGGCACCAGCGCCTATACCTGGTCTGATGACAGCGGCGTGCTGCGCATCAAGCGCGGATTTTCGGGCGACTGGCCGACCGGCGCCAATCGCAACACCGACGGCGTGGCCGTGGGCACGCAAACATCCAGTCTGGACGCCAAGGATGTGCTGGAGGAGCTGACGCCGATCGACCAGGTGCTGGCCTTTGTGGCGGCGGGCGCCGAGGCGGTGCGGCGCTTTACCTACAAGTCGGGGCAAAGCAATTTTGAGGAATTCGAGGGCGTGATCGTCGACTATGCCGGCCGCTACGGCACCGACCGCGACGAAGAGCACCCGCACGGCAAAAGCCTCAACACGGTCAACGCCACCGGCGATCTGCTGCGCGCCGTGGACTGGCTGGTGTCGGAGAATGCCAAGCTGCAGGGGCGCCTGACGGCGCTGGAAGAGGCCACATGAATCTTGAGGGCATGCTGGAGCTGCTGCTGTACCTGCTGCTGGGCGGCGGCGTGATCGCCGTGGTCTACTGGATTTTGGGCATGATCGATTTGCCGCCGGAGGTGCGCGGCACGGTGACGCTGATCTTTGCCGTGCTGGTGATCGTGTGGCTGGTCTACACGCTGGCGCCGTGGGTGACGGAATGAATCCGCTGAGTGTTTATTGGTCGCCGTGGCACCGGCGCCCGCAGGATTATGATTACTTTACGGCGCTGCAGCCGGCCGTCGTGAAAATCATGAACGGCGGTCCGCCGGATTACGCCTGGGTGCGCGGCAATCTGCCCGGCGCCCTGGTGATCGCCCGCGACCACGCCATGAGCGAACAAAAGGAGGACATGCTGCGCGACCCGGCCGGCACGGGGCGGCGCCATGCGATGGAGTGGGACCAGAAGGTTAGTACGCTGGGCTTTGACCGGGCGAATACGCTGGTACTGGGGATCAACGAGCCAGCGGTGTGGGATGCGGGCGTGATCCCGGCGCTGGTCAATTACACGATTGCCTTTCTGGACGAATGCGATGCGCTGGGGCTGCGCGGCGGGGCGCTGCAGCTCAGCGTGGGCTGGCCGGCGAATTCCGGCGGGGAATCGCCGCCAAACTGGGCGCCCTATGCCGGCGTGGAGGCGGCGATCCGGCGCGGCCAGCATGCGCTGGTGCTGCACGAGTATTGGGCCACGGGCGGGCCGGGCGACGGCTGGGGCTGGTATGCCGGGCGCTTCATGAAATGCCCGTGGGATGTGCCGATTGTGATCGGCGAATGCGGGCTGGACATGGGCGTGGTGCAGGACCCGGCCACGCTGCCCGGCAGCCGCGGCTGGCAGGGCAACGTATCGGCCATGACCTTTGGGGCGCAGAGTGGCGACTATGTACGGCGCTGCCAGACGGACCGGCGCTTCTTTGCCGCCACAACTTTTACAACCGACTACCAGAGCGGCGAATGGGAACCATTCGACACCGAGCCGGCGCGCCATGAGCTGGTCGCGCAGGCCAACAGTCTGGCACCGGCGGTCTGGTATGGCGGCGGGGCGGGGCCAGGTCCGACGCCGGAGCCACCGGACCCTGGGCAGCCCGTGCCCATGCCCGGCAAGATTGTACACCCGCTGCCGGCGGGCAGCTACAGGATCACCCAGCATTTCAACCAGGGCGTGACCAATCCGCGCGGCCATGAGGGCACCGACTTCGGCGCCGGGCTGGGCACGCCGGTGCGCAGCATCGCCGACGGCGTGGTGGCGTGGGTGGACGTGGATCCTTCCTATGGAAATTACATTCGGGTGTACCATGAGGCGCTGGGCGTGTATTCGTTCTATGCGCACCTGTCCAGCCAGAGCGTGGGCCAGGGCGCCACGGTGCAGGCCGGCGCCACAATCGGCAAGGTAGGCAGCACCGGCAATTCGACCGGGGCGCACCTGCATCTGGAGATCCGCATTGCCAACGCGGCCGGCAATTACAGCCGCGTGGCGCCCAAAGCAAATGGCCGCTGCGATCCCGAAACCTGGGCGGCGCTGCTGGGCCTGAGCCTGAGCACGGGCGATTACTCGGCAATCCTGACGCCTGGCGGCGCATAATTGCGGCGCCAGGCAACGCAAGTGCGCCGCTCCTAATGGGGCGGCGCACTTGTGTGTAGAAAAGTTGTAGAAAAGGTGTAGATTGACGCGATGCACAAATTAGCACTTGCGCTGGCAATCGGAGCATGCTATTCTTTCCGCACAAAAGAAGTGACCAGCACGACGCTTGCGACGCCTGCTGGTCATGGCAGCACCAGAAGGACACTGGTGAATGCGAGGGGCATTCTAGCATAACCCACGCGCGCACCGTCAAACGGTGCGCGCGCTTTGTTTTGTTTCAAGCAACGTTTGGCGACGGAAAGCGAAAACGAAAAGAGCCCGGGGCACAGGTTTGGCCGCCCGCCCGGACTCTTTCCGTTTCCCTACGCACCTTAACAACCGAAGCAGTAAAGGTGAAAGCGACAGTTGGCGCCGCCGCTATGGTGACCCACCTAGGACTTGAACCTAGAACCCAATGATTAAGAGGCTCGCGGCAGACTTAAACGGATGACTGTAAATCATTGGGTTGACGAATTGCCCTTGCCTTGCAGCCGCTCCATGGCGCTGTTGTAGGCGTTGCGGACGGCTGGCGCGAGCGTGAATGCGTAGTACATTTGCGTGACCTGGGTGCTGGTGTGACCCATTGCGGCGGCAATGTCGGAGAGATCGGCGCCGTTGTTGCGCATGGCCATGGCGAAGCCGTGGCGGAAAGCGTGGGCGCTGAATTGCTGAATCCCGGCCTGTTGGCAGCGCGCTTTCAGCATACTGCGCACACCTTCGGGTGTAAAGCGGGGGCCGGCATGGTAGAGCGGGCCACGCGAGGCCAGCAGCAGCGCCGGCGCATTGCTGGGCCGAGTGTAGAGATAGGCCAGCAAATCATGGCGAATATCAATCGTAGTGGGAACCATGCGCGGTTTGGCGCCCTTGCCACGTCGCACAAAGATTTCCAGCCGCTGCACGTCAATGTCCGCGACCTGCAGCGCGCACAATTCCCCAAGCCGTAAACCCGAAAAGTAGAGCAACCGAAGAATCAAACGGTCCCGCTGGTCAATCCAGCGGTCCCCATTGATCGCGCCCAGGATAGCGCGCAAATCAGCGTATGCAACATAACGGGGGCGCTCTTTGGGGATGCGCGGCGGCTTGACCCAATGCACCGGATTTTGTTCACGCGTGATAAAGCGGCGGCGCTCTGCGAAGTTGAGCACGGCCGCCAGCGCACGGTAGCGGGCATGCACCGTACGCGGTTTGAGACCAAGTCGCTGCTGGGCGGCAATAAAGGATTCGAGCACGCTTTCGGTGGGGAGGAGATCGGGGACGCTGAACCGTTCCCGCCACGCCTGGAAGATGCGCAGTTGTGACGCATACCAGGCGATGGTGGCGGCGGAAAGGCCAGCGGCGGTGACTGACACCTGGTGCAGGTGCACCAGGGCGGTAAAGCTGTTTTGTTGCATGTTTGACTCCAGACTACCACCAATCGGTGGGGGGGTATGGTGGCAATCTGGTACGCCCGGAATGCGGACCAGTGTACAACATAGAGGCTGCACGCGCCACAGCGTGCAGCCCCACGAATAGCAATTTGATCGACGTAAGGAGCCGAGAATGAGTAACGAAGTGAAGAAAACAGCCATGCACCCAGCCTGGCAATGTGCGCACCGCAAGCTGACCAATGTGGACCGCTGGAATGATTACGAGGACGGGCTGCCCGGCGGCTATTACGATTCGCAGATTGCCCTGGCAATGATCGTGGGCGGCTTTGGCGCTGACGTGGTGGTGACGGAGCGCGACGAGGAGGGCAACCCGACGGCGTATAAATTCCCTGACGTGTGGGTGACGATCAACGAGGACGCCGGCCGGCGCATGGGGCCGTCGCTGCGCTTCATGCGCGAAGTGCATGGCGAATTCGACGCGCCCACGCACTTCCCGTTATCCGAGCTGCAGTATGTGCGTTCGATGCAAGCCAATGATGCCGACTATGCGCGCCAGCTGGCGCAAAGTGCGCTGAACGGCCGGAGGTAGGACGCGAGCAATGGAAACCACCGAGATTCCCGAACAGCAGGCAACGATGATGCGATTAAATATGGTCATGTCACACACGCGGGGCCGCGGCGCGGCAATCTTGATCATGTTTGAACTTGCCTGGCAAGCGAATGAGGAATGGAAGTGCATTATGGAAGATGCCGCACTGTGCAAAGAGACGCGTATCAAGTCTCTGCGCACAGTGCGCAAGCATGTGCGCAGGCTAGTGGAGGCGGGAGAGATTGAGACCTGGCCGGTGGAACCTGGCTGCAATGGCTATCGGATTCTTGCCGCCGAAATGCTAACACGGGGACCGCGGCCAGGTATCAACGATTGGCAAAGGGGGCCGCAATGAGCATGACTCATGTAGCGTGGGTGCGCGACTTTTCGCGCACTCACGGCGGCGCCCGCCTGGTGCTGTGGGCATTGGCAAGCAGGGCTGACGACAAGTCTAACGAGGCATTCCCTTCAGTTACCACACTTGCGAAGGATGCTGGATTGCACCGGACCAATGTTTTCCTTGCCGTGGCCGAGCTTGAAGAGCTGCAAGAAATTACATGCGAACGGCGTAAGGGACGATCTACGATATACACGTTGACAATGGGCGAACCAGTAGTGCAGCACTACCAGTCGCAGAGCGCTACCAGTAGTGCAGCACTACCAGTAGCGCAGCACTACCCGTCGCAAAACACTACAAAACTAGTAGCGCTGCACTACCAAACTAGTAGCGCAGCACTACCCATAAAGTCTTTTAAAGATTATAAAGGGGAAAAGATAGATATATCCCCTGATGTTGATTTGGTTTCGGACGAAACGGCGCAAACAACACAAACCGACGATGACGCCTACAAGCGCCAATCGCCTACCTGGGTGGACCCCAATCCGATCACGGCCGGCGCTTTGTGGCATGCAATCCAAACCGAGTGCGGGCTATCGCTGACCAATGGCGTACTGCACCACGTTTTGCAAACGCAAGCGATTGCCCTTGACGGCGATGCGCTGCGCGTCCGGGTGACTTCGATTTTTGCATTTGAGGCGTTGAAGGGGGCGCGCTTGCAGGCAGCTATGGACCGTTACGCGCATTCGCTTGCGGGCCGGCCGTTGACGGTCCGTTTCGAGCTGCAGGAGCATGAGTCGGAACTTTTACGGGTAAACCGTTGACGCGGCGCGCTATATTTGGCATAGTGACACAGGGACACTATCCCAAGGAGGCGAACGTGATCGAGGAAATGGTACGGAGTAAACTCGCGATTATCCTGGAAGAGCTGGAAGAGCGCGCCCATGTGGACGGCGTGCCTGCATACCGCGAACTGCACCACGGGCTGAATATTCGCATCGAAGAGCGCGAAACGGGCTGGCAAGTGGCGATTGCGCGCGAATGGCCTTCGCTGCCCAGCGAGATCGAGGAGAGCACGGTACTGCGCCACCTGGCGCCGCTCTTTCATGGGCAGTGGCATAGAACCAACAAGCAGATTGGGCGCTATGGGCGGGTGTACAACGTAAGCAAGCTGGACTATCACCGATAGGGTATACCATGCCACAATCAGCAAAGCGGCCTTGCGCAGCAACGGGATGCGCGGCACTGGTGGCACGCCCGGACCGCTATTGTGCGGTGCACCGTAAGGAAAAGCGGGCGGCAATTGATCGGGGGCGGCTTTCCCCTTCTAAGCGTGGCTATGGGTGGGCCTGGCAGCGGCTGCGTTCCCATGTGCTACTGATGGAACCATTGTGCAGAGAATGCGGGGCGCATGGGCGTGTGGTGGCCGCCACCGACGTGGACCACATCACACCCAAGAGCCAGGGCGGAACGGATGACTTGAGCAACCTGCAAGCGCTCTGCCATTCGTGTCACAGCGCCAAAACCATGCGCGAGATCAACGAAGCGAGAATCATTGGATGATGGTTAAAACCTGTGAGAGATGCGGCGCGGAGTTTGCACCCAAAACGCAATGGCAGCGCTTTTGTACAACAAATTGCCGGCTGGCCGTTCTAAGAAAACATTTGCAGAAAACGTGTCCGCAATGTGGCATATCATTTGAGACAAGGCGCCTTGAACAATTGTATTGTGGAAGGGGTTGCGCCAGAAGAGCGGAAGTCGCAGCAAAGTATGAGGCAGGGCTGCTTACGCCGAAACGAATCGCTACTTGCCCTCACTGTGGTACACCGAGCAAAGGCGCTCTAGCGTGTGCCGATTGCAGGCAAATGGTTGAAGCTGAACGCAATAAGCGTTATTGCAATGACTGTGGTGCGATTACAACGCGTTGGAAGTGGTACTGCGCAGCCTGTGCGCTGAAGCACAAGAAAGACGGAGCCATACCGAATCATTTCAATGCACGGGCTAGGCATTTGCTTCGCAAAGTATGGGGCGATGCATGGGGGGGCTTCTATGAGCCGCTCTCAAGTGGGGCGATTAGAGAGAGGTACAGGCAGCAGCATGCCCCTTGCGCGATTTGCGCTGATGCAATTGACTACGGGGCTAAGGCACCCGACCCCATGGCCCTGTCACTCGATCACATTGTCGCGCTTGCCAATGGTGGAACGCACTACGAAGATAACATCCAACCAGCGCATTTCATTTGCAATTCGTACAAAGGTGCGAAGAGACAGGCATAGCGCCCATTGGTATGGTGGGTCTTGGGTTCTGGTGTATGCAACTTCTGTAC